ATGTCAGTATCTGAATAGACATTAACATCACCATCTGCACCAAGCTCTACCCATGCTGTGCCTTTTTTGTTTATTACATACGTAATACCAGTTGTGTCATCCATTAATATTTGGGCGCCGCCAGCTGTTCTCAATCGAATCAAGCGACTTTCTATACTATCATCCATTACAAACTGATGGCCACCTAATCTATCACGATTGTTATCTGGATCAACTGGTCCAGGAGTTAGTATGCCAAACACTTCTGATGGAGACTCTCTCCTTGCGCCTGATGTGCCGGCGCCGCGTACAGGATCGTTAATTAACCCTTGTTTAACAATACCTTCTGCTAAATCAACTGCTACTGCTCTTATAGCATCGTTATGTGTTGCTCGTTCGTCATATTTGTTTTTCTCTGCAACTGGCATTGCAAGTCCAGGATCACTAAAATTTTTTCCTGCTGGCATACCAGGCACCATATGCTGTCGTTTATCTGAATATATACAACTAATCACATAAGGATACTTTGTGTTATTATCTGCAAATGCAACTAAAAGCAAATTACCGATATCAGGCGGGACCATCCACATACCATATGATTTTTGAGTGGTGGTGTAACCTTCTATTGGGTTGTCACTAGTATTATCCACATTGGTTGTTCCTGCAAACGGCGAGGTCCAAAAACAATCAAATTGCTGACTGGTAAATTCTACATCCTTACCAATACTAGGTATCTCAACTTTTATCATGCCACTTCGACCTAGATCTTTTGTGCTAATAACTTCCGCAAGATAGATTCCGAACAACGGATTGTTACTCATTGTTTGTCTAAATGCAGAGTTTTTTCTGCTTTGTTTGTTAGTATCCATTTTAGCCATCAGTTTCGGTCTCTTCTGCTATAATTTCTGTTGCAGGCTCGTCTAGCCCGTGCAGTCTTATTGCTTTTGTTGTTACAGAAAATTGTCCTCCTGAAAACTTGTTAATGCAAGATTGGAATTTATAGACTCCGCTAAAAGTTCTACTTGTTCCGTCGAATTTCCAATATCCTGTATTGTTGTCTTCGTCTCGCCAGTCAGGATCAGCTTTTTGTGGGCTTGCTATTCTCAGAAAAAATAAACTGTCATCTCTTTTAAAATTTGCTTTGGCTTCTGTGGGCTTGCTAAGATCTTGGCTAGCTAGAAACCAAGGGTCACCACGTAATTCTAAATCTATTTCAAGTAAAAAGTTTACACTATTTTGCTGCTCAGTGATAAAGCCAAACAATTTATTTCGTGTACTTCCGATCTGGGTTGTTCCTGCTTCGGCTACACTTTTAACATCTTTGCTGGCATCAGCTTTATTTGGTAGCGGTGGTATACTGCCTCCGGGTATATACCCTAGTTCTGCTAGAGTGCTAGCATCTACTGCACTATCGCTGGCAGCAGGAACAAAGTCTGTGCTGTACACATATCCGCTTGGTTCAGGAGTGTATGTTCCGCTTCCAGGACCAGCGCTTGCAACTTCAGGTGGTTCTGTGTTAAGTGTAGGTGAATTAATCGACAATCCCCCAAATAAATTTCTTTGTTCTTGATTTACCTGCTCTACTAATTCATTTAGTCCTGTTCGATCAGCCATTCTAGTCAATATTTCGCTATCAGTTAGACCTAACACACTACCTAACTGATTTGCCACACTGCCCAATATATCTTCACTGCCTGACTGTAAACTAGTTACGGCATCTACAAAATCACCGAACACGTTTTTATCAGCTTTTTCTTTTGCTTTTCCTAACATACTGTCTAGTCTACCAGCAAAGCTAGTATCTTCACCTGCTGGTGTAGAATCACTTAACTTATTTTGGCTTGTCTGGCTAACTTCTCCAATTGCACCATACTTTGGCGGTAGCATTGATCCAGTACCATTATTATATTTTATATCTAGATTTAATATCTGATCGTTTACGCCTGTAAAAAAGTAACCATATGCTTTTAATAAGCTACCGCTCTCTTTATACTGTTTTACCCTTTCTTTTAAATCTGATAATTCTGGATTTAATTCTTGTATATCCACTGCTACATTTGGATTTGCTGTTTTAAACAGCAGAGGCACAAATGTGTATTTGCGAGCGTAATCATTTCTACTAGGATCAAATTCCAAACGTTCTACTCGGGTATCTATTTTAAACCAGCTAATAAATGCTTGGTCTTTTTTTACAGGACTATCAGGGTCGTCTATATTTTCCTTCCTAGAACACTTTGTATAAAACTCTGGACACATGCTTAACAGTATATACATATACTCTGCTATACTTGTTCCTTCTTTTATGCTTAGATTGTCGCCGTCAAATTGTATTTCTGGAGCAGTACCACTATCAATAGGGTCAGCATCTAATGCTGCTTGTTGCTCTAGTTTTGTTCTTATATCCCATGTCTCGTTCATTATACGATTTACTGATTCAGCTTGCCCTTTGTCTTTGCTGGTTATCAAAGAATCATCTGAAATGATGCTTAAACTGGTTCCCACAGATCCGTTTGAACTTGCACCAATTAACTCTGATAAATCAATTTCTATTTTGTCTGAAACTTCGTATGAAGTTGTATTTTCGTGCCACTCTTTTAAGGCTGTGACAAACGATTCTACGTGTTCAGTTATAGTTGCTCCAGTAGACGTAATAGTTTGAGGTGTTCGATAAACAGTGTCTTTGTAAGCAACAGTGTCGGTAATTATTGCCTGCATATCATAAACACTGCCACTTGCATCTAAACTTAAACTAAATTCAGTGAGATCAATTTTGTAAACTATTGGTCCCAGTATTACTTGGGGTACTCCGCCTTCTTCGTTGTCATCAAAGTCTGTAGTATATCCTTGGAAGCGAATTTCGAGAAACATAGTTGTACTAGCAGAATTATCGTATCCTAGATATGCTTTTGCATATTGTATCTCGTCTAAAAAAGTAGCAGCACCAGGTTGTATAATGGTAAATCTGCATTTTAATTCAGTGCCCAAACTGGAATCTACCAGAGCATCTATTTCTAAATCGTCAATCTGTGTACCAGTAACTCCTGTTTGTGCTAATATAACAATGCCACTAGGTGGAGCAACCAGCGGACCAGAAGGGTTTGCCTCAAACTCAGGCTTAACCATTGTTAATCGTAAATTGTACGACGGGTTATCATAGAAATCTAGTATGTTCCCAAATACTTTGCCCACATAAGGGTCGTCAATTACTGGAACAGCATATTCTGGCATAATTTACCCACCAATTAGTTTTTGTACTGATTCTACTGCCGGTAAAATAATTTCTGTGCCTGCTTTAAAATCTCGTATAGGATCCTGTATAATATCTGGGTTTCGTAACGCAAAAACCCACCACACACTAGACTTTCCGTAAATTGAATGTGCGAGTAAATCAGGACGTTCATCATACCCGTGCCCTATTATATATACTTCATCTTTAATGGATTTTTGTAATGCTGGTAAGTTGTTTACACCTAAAAAGATATCGCTAATCTTTTCTGCATTGTACATAAAACTGTCTTTACTATAATTATAGTTCATTAAATAAATCCATCTTTGTAAAGTGCACCGTTTGCAACAGCTTGAAGGTCAAACTTTCTGCGTAGTTTTGTAGGTGTAAATGTGGGACTCAGTGTGACTAATATGTTTGCCATTGTAGGCACATAAGTCACAGTGTCTTGAACTGTTACAGGCACATAGTCTACATTGTTGTCTAGTTGAAATTGATAGTTGGTTACTACTACTGGAACTTTATTAAAGCCGTGATCGCCCAAGTATTCAAAAACCATAACAGGAGGGGGTGTGCCATATCTGCCGTTTGCAACTGCACTATCGCCATAAAACCCTTTAGTAGCAATACGTAAAAAAGTTAATACTGCTAACATGTATCTAGCTTCATATTGATCATTAGCAGTGAAGTCAGCAGTAACAGGAATTTCAGGTGCCCTACTGTGAAAGTAAGTATTAATAGGGTAATTCATTCCCTGCATGTATTTTTGATCGTAATCGGCAGTACCGTTGAGAAAAATACTGGGGGTATGTTGCCATACCATACCGCCGCTTTCTTGTATAGGACGCATTAGGTAATCAGTAAATCCGTTACCACCTTCTCCGTTTTCAATACTAGCAGCATAAAATGTTTCTTCCCCACCTTTTTTTGGACGTAGTCTTGCTCTCCAATCATATGCATTTTCTAGTGCAGTACTGGATGCTACTTGCTCATCAGTTGGAAATGGATTAGCAATAGTTCCTTGTGCTTCAGCAATACTGTTAATGATTTTTTCACTAATTACCGCACCATAACTGTTATCACTATAGTTAGGAATACCACCACCAAATCCAGGCAATGCAGTATTTAACAGGTTGCCAGCAGCATTTCGCAAGATAGGATTATTAATACTACGTATTGCGTCTCCAGCCTTATTGCTAAGAACGCTGCCTAGACTGTTTTTACTCTTATCAAAAAAATTGTCGAAAGACATCTGCTCCCCTCTAAAGTATAAATGTATTTATCTGAATTATTAAACATAGTTTTAATATAAATAATCCGTTGTTTTGCTTGACTTTTATAGAAAATGTAGTAAAATTATGTATTAAGGAGTATGTTATATGACCCAGGATAAACCTAAAAAAATAAATTATTTAAACAACAAAGATATTTTAAAAGAAATACACAAAAGCAAACTCACATACTGTTATTCAGAAGATACAGAAAAATTTAATAACTACGATGTGATTGTGGACTCTGCTGAAGATATTTTTAGCAATATTCAGACTGCAAAAAATAATAAAGCAGCAAAGATGCAATCTGAAAGTTATGCTAGTGCTATGTTGACATATGATTCAACTAATTATAGAAATAAACCTAAACAAAAGGATTTTTTAGTTGATCCTAATAGTTTAGATACGTATGAATTAGTGTTTCGAGTAATGACATTTGACCATATACCAGAAGAGTTAGATAGAAAAAAGACACATAAAACAATTTCTGACTCAAAAGCAAAAATACATTTCCCACCATTTAAACATTTCGTTATTACAGATCTAGAAAATAAAAAAATTCGTGAAGTTGTTCGTAGTCACTGGCAGGGAAGTTTGAGTAACGGCAAGTTCTCAATTGATCACGGCAGGATTACGAATAAGTTAGGCACAATGTTTTTAAAACTTGTTGAAAGGTATAGTCATCGTGCAAACTGGCGAGGGTATACGTATGTAGACGAAATGCGTGGACAAGCACTTGTACAATTAAGTTATATGGGTTTACAGTTTAATGAAGCAAAATCTGATAATCCGTTTGCGTATTACACGGCTGCGGTTAATAATAGTTTTACTCGAGTACTTAATTTAGAAAAAAGAAGTCAAAATATAAAAGACGACATATTAATTGAACAAGGGCATTTGCCTAGTTATAGCAGACAACTTAAACACGAAGAAGAGGTTAGGAACGTGCGTAAAGAAGCAGCAGATATCGAGGGAAATAATGAACCAGCTGTTTAAGACGGCAGCATGCTTTACTGACATACACTATGGATTAAAGCAAAATAGTCGCCTGCACTTGGACGATTGTCACAGGTTTATGGACTGGTTTATCGCTGAAGCCAAAGCTAGAAATGCAGAGACCTGTATATTCTTAGGCGATTGGAGTCATCACAGAGCCAGTGTTAATGTAGCAACTATGAACGCTAGTATCAAAGACCTAAAACGTCTTAACGACAACTTTGAGAAAGTATACTTCATCACTGGCAACCACGACTTGTACTATCGTGATAAGCGAGAGCTTAACAGTGTGGAGTACATCAGAGACCTATCAAACTTTGTAATGGTTGACGAATGGTTTGTTCAGGACGATGTTGCTATTATTCCCTGGATGGTGGGAGAAGAATGGCGTAAACTGGAAAAGATCAAAGCCAAATATTTGTTTGGTCATTTAGAACTCCCTCACTTCAGAATGAATGCTCACGTAGAAATGCCTGACCATGGCGGTGTTAATTCAACACACCTCAGTGGTCCTGACTATGTGTTTAGTGGACACTTTCACAAACGTCAGTACAAGGGCAACATACACTACATTGGCAATGCTTTCCCTCATAACTATGCTGATGTCAGCGACAATGATAGAGGAGCAATGTTCCTAACTTGGGGGGATGAACCTCAATATGTAAACTGGCCAGACTGCCCTAAGTATAAAGTGTTAAGTCTCAGTGAGTTACTGGACAATCATCAGAACTTACTTGACAAATACACCCATGCTCGTGTAAAATTAAACATAAGCATATCTTACGAGGAAGCAAACTTTATAAAAGAAAAATTCGCTGAACAGTATAATGTGCGTGAACTACAATTGATTCAGGTCAAAGAAGAGCAAGAAGAATTTCAGGGCGGTGAGATAGAGTTTGAAAGTGTTGATGCTATTGTGGTAAGTCAGCTAGATACTATCGAAAGCGACACTGTAAACAAAAACAGGTTAATTGACATTTACAACGGACTAACTGTATAAATGCTAAAAATTAAAAATATTAGCGCCAAGAACTTTATGAGTATTGGTGCACAAACCCAGGCGGTTAATTTTGATAACGGTCAACTCACATTAGTTATCGGACATAACGAGGACTTGGGTGGTGACGGCAGTCGTAACGGTACTGGCAAAACCACTATTGTGAATGCTCTCAGTTATGCACTGTACGGTGAGGCTCTCACTAACATCAAGCGTGATAACTTAATCAATAAAACAAATGGTAAACATATGATTACCACTGTGGAATTTGAGATGAGTGGGCGTGAATATCGTATTGAGCGAGGAAGGCGTCCAAATGTATTACGTTTATTAGTAGATGGCGTTGAGCGTGAAGATGATGATGCGCAAGGCGATAGTCGTGAAACACAAAAAGAGATTGAAAAGATTATTGGCTTTCCGCATGAGATGTTCAAGCAGCTTATTGCACTAAACACTTACACTGAACCTTTCCTAAGTCTGCGAGCAAACGATCAGCGAGCTATGATTGAGCAATTGTTAGGTATTACAGATTTAAGTGCTAAAGCTGATGTACTAAAAGAGTTGCTTAAACAAACAAAAGATGGCATCAAAGAAGAAGAGATACGCATCAATGCAATGGAAGAAAGCAATAAGCGTATACAGAAAAATATCAAAGATATAGAAATGCGCGGCGCTGCTTGGCAAAAAAACAAGTCAGACAAGCTATCTCAAATGGAGACTGCTCTTACAGCATTAGCTGAGTTGGATGTAGATGCAGAAATTGACGCTCATAAGTGTTTGGGTGAAGCCAAAGAGGCGCAGAAACAGGTAGACACGCTGAGCAAAGAAGTTAAAACTGTGGATACTAGTATTAGCAGAAGTCAGAACAGAATTACAGAACTAACAGGTAATATTGCGGATGCTGATGCAGGAGTGTGCCCTGCTTGTGGACAAGGAACTGCACACTTAACCACACATGCAGAATACAGGACAGAACTGCAAGAGAAGCTGGATGCCGAAACACTGTATCTGAAAGAAAAGTTAACAGAATTACAGGAACTTGGCACAGAATTAGAGCAGCTGCAAGTGCCAGAATGCGAGAATCCGTTTTACAGCACAATTGAAGAAGCCTACGAACATAAACACAATTTAGAAACACTAGCTGCTCAATATGCGGAAAAGAGCACAGAAGAAAATCCATACGTAGAACAAATAGAAAGCCTAAAACAAACTGGTTTACAGGAAACAGACTTTGATGCTATTAACGACCTCACCGAGCTGCGTGAACATCAGGACTTCTTGTTTAAACTGTTAACCAGCAAGGACAGTTTTATTCGTAAGAGGATTATAGATCAAAATATTGCCTATCTGAATCACAGACTAGCGCACTATTTGGAAAGAATTGGGCTGCCGCATGAAGTCAAGTTTAGCTCAGACTTGAGTGTAGAAATAACAGAATACGGCAGAGACCTAGACTTTGACAATTTGTCAAGGGGGGAACGCAACCGACTTATCCTAAGTCTAAGTTGGTCGTTCAGGGACATATATGAGAGTCTCAACCATCCAATGAACTTTATGTGCATTGATGAGCTGTTAGACAGCGGGATGGATACTGTGGGTGTAGAAGCTGGCTTAGGAATTTTAAAGAAGATGAACAGAGACCAGGGTAAAAACATTTTCCTTATATCTCACAAAGAGGAGCTAGTGGGCAGAGTTAATAATGTGCTCACAGTAATTAAGTCAGGTGGTTTTACCAGTTATAACACAGATACAGAATATGTTAACTAAATAGTTGCTGATGACGTGGACATACCAGGGTAAAGAAATTACAGAGTTGCCTGAGGGAACGGAAGCGTTTGTTTACTTAATTACGAACAATACAAATAACAAAAAATACATAGGCAAGAAACTAGCAAAGTTTAAAAAAACTAGGGCTCCACTAAAAGGGAGAAAAAACAAGCGGCGCAGCACAGTCGAAAGTGACTGGCGCACATACTGGGGTAGCAGCGATCATTTAAATGAGGATGTTGCCCAGCTAGGCGAAGACATGTTTACTAGAGAAATCTTACACATGTGTCCAAGTCGAGGCGTTGCAAGTTACTTAGAGGCAAAATTACAGTTTGAGCATAACGTGTTGCTCACAGACGAATACTACAATGGTATTATAAATGTGAGAGTAGGCGGATCAAACATACTAAAAGAAGCGCTCAGAGACCATCTTAAAAATTAACAGACACCCAGTCTAAAACTCCATCAAGGCACGTTACAAACAGCACACAAGGTTGATAGGCCGGATCTCCATACTATCTAGCATGTATTATAAAATGTACCGCTGCTAAAAGGTTTTTGTTGTTAGCCAATTCTAAACACTACCCGTAAAGGATGCTTAAACGTCCTCCCATATCAGGAGAGAAACGTTTGTTTAGTCTAAACAGTTGAAAAAACATTACAAAACTCAGTATTGCCATCTTGGAGCTTAGAATGGCATTAAAAATCGGCGCAGGTAAAAGGTACGGTCAGAGCCTAACAAAGAGTGTAATGTACTTAAAATACCTGTCTCCTAGTTGGGCTGAAGCAACTCGCATGAAACCAATTTACTTGGAGCCGATATTGTGTCGGCTCCATGTGACTTCACAATCTGCATGAATAGCCTTATGTTATTGTTAAATGATATCAATACAATACAAGTGAAGGTTTAATGTTTCCGATTAAAAAAATATTTCCAACAAGTGAATGAACGTAACGAAGTGAAGTGAATGAATGCAGTGGGAAAAGGTCCGTAGGACCTATTACTTGATAGAAAACATAATTAAAAACAAAAAAAACAGATCGAACAATCTGTTAAAAAATTTTAGGGTTTAAAAGAAATAGGTTTAAAGCATTTCGTTAGTTGGTTTACCTGATTTTGCTCTGTTGCGATCGTTAATGACAGAGATGCAGAGAGATCTTTGCTCAGGACTCATTTGCCAAGACTCAGTCCAGCTAATACTTCCTTCTGAATATACTGCAATTTCTACTATGGATTTTTCTAGTTTTGCCGCTTCCTGCTTTAGCCGGTTTAAGAGGTTCAGAATATCCTCACCGTCTGCTTGTGCTAGGAAGCTGTGAAAAAATTTACAGGATCAAACCCTATATCGTGTTCAAATGTGTGGTTACATTTTTCACATTCTAACATTATCTTTCTTTGTACACCAATTTGATTAACCTTGGTGATACTTTCTTCGATGGTATTACCGATGCTACTATCGCAGTTTTCTAAAAATTCTCTGATAGTTTCTCTGTTAGTAACTACAAATGCTTCGCCGTCTGCTTCTTCCACGCCGCGCACACTGCTCACTGAATCAACTATTAAGTCGAAGTTAAGTGCAGCAATTTGCATAAAGTTTTTATTAAACGCTTTTAACTGCTCTAGTTCGTCGTCTATGTTTTGTAAACTTTGCAAACTGCGTGTGCTTTGGAAGTTTGTAATGCCTGCCTTAACTGTGCTTTCGTATGTAAACGGTCTAACTTCTATTATTAAATCATTTGGCGTTGTAAATTTATATGTTTCTTCTATTACAGTCATGTTTTGTAATGCTTGCTCGATGCTAGCCACGCCACTTACAGGTTCAGAACATTCTGGACACTCGGTGCTTATATCTATATCATCGCCTGAAGTAGCAGCTTGTATTGCTATTAGTAATGCATCTATGTCGTTACTGACTAGTGATCTAGGTTTTTTTACTGCTGGAACACAGCTTGCTATCACTTGTGCAACAGCTTCGCCGTTAAGCAATGCATCAGGATTTTTCATAATCATTTCATCTTTTGCTGTCATTGCAAACACGGGCAGCTCTTTGTTTTCTGGTAACACTAGTACATCTTCAGAATAAAACTTACCTAGACTGGGTACTTGCACATACAGTTTAGGTGTCCTGTAATACTTACTTAACGGGTTACTCATTTAAAACTCCAGTTTATAATTCAGATAAATAGTTGTGTGAGAATATATCTGTATGTATATTTATCACCGTTAAAACTGT